CGGTCATGACGACTCCGGTTCAGCCGCCCGCTTCTTTTACTGTGCGAAAGCCTCGAAACAAGACCGGGACGAAGGGTGCGAATCCATGCCAGCCGTCAAATCGGGCATGTCCAACGGCGCCCAACTCCACGGCGAAGGCTACGACAAGGGCCAGGACATCGGCCTGAACCGCGTCATCCAGCGCCGCAACCATCACCCAACCGTCAAACCCACCGCCCTGATGCGCTACCTCGTCAAACTCGTCTCCCGCCCCGGCCACACCATCCTCGATCCATTCTCGGGTTCGGGCAGCACCGGCAAAGCCGCCATCCTCGAAGCCCGCCAATTCCTCGGCATCGAACTCCAACCTGAATATGTCCAAATCGCAACTGCAAGGCTCTCGCATGCCGTTAAGCTGCACCAAGAATCCTCCGCCCAACATTCAGCAGTCACGCATCATTAAACTGGTTTCAGGTTGACTTCCTTGGGCCATTTCCCGCCAGGGCATTCGTTTGCAATCGCCCATCGGGCTTTCCCGAGGCATCCCCATTCCCGGCGCAGGTCGCAAAGCTCGGTGAAGGATTCAACGGCCTGGTGCTCACACGCATTGCACGCCGCCTCGCGGGCTGGGACAAATGGCGGGCGCTGCCTCGGTCGCACAAGAGGACTCGGTTTGTGCGTCTTTACCGGCTCGCCCGGCTTCCGGTTCAAATCTATCACTCTCATCCCGGCTCCTCCCCGCACATCCACGTTCCCAGAATGTTCTTGTAGCCGCGATACCGATAGTCCTTCGGGAGCGTGGTCACACCGTCCTCGGCAAACCGGCCTTCGTTGCAGACGCAGAACTGCATCGCCAGCCATGTCACCCACGGCGTCACGGCCTTGGACGTTTCATTCGGTAGTTCCGCCCGTTCCGTAGGCCCGACCGGCAGCATCGCCGCATAGGTCGGCTCGGTTGTGTGTTCGGCGTAGGTCGGCGCGAGGGATGCGCCCGCCGGATACCAGTTGTCCGGGCGCACTTCGAGACACTCCACCAACGGACGGTGCGGCCAGACAACCTTCGGCTGGTCATCTTCGCGGCAGGCACCGTCATCCTCCTCGTATTCGACTTCGTAGCCCGGGTACTCCTCATCCTCCTCCCCGGGCGGCTCGAGATCCGGCGCAACCCACCACAGGTCAACCATTGCCTGAACAAAGAACGCTGACCACCGGCTTCCGAACCGACCGTCTATGACGATGGTGCCGAAGTTGAACGTCTTGCCGTGCGGGAAATTGTCTATCGTCTCCTCGGCTTCGGAATCGTAGTTAGGCGACAGGCACATGACCGCAGGCCAGCAACGGTCAAAGCTCAGGCAATCGCGGATAATCGGCTCGGCGGTACCCGGGTCGTTCGGCGTCGCTCGGTAGTCAAACGTGTGCCGCACCAGCGAATAGCTGCCCTTCCCATCGCTGTCATACCACCAGTAGCCGGGTGCGCCGTGGGATTTCACCCGCACATATTCGTCACTTGGCACGGATCCCGAATACGTGAAGGTTCCGTTGTCCACGTCGTCAACCGTGTAGCCGCTCCCGCCGTTGTCATCCACCGTCAGGCCGTCCGCCGTGGTGAAGTCCACCTTGTCCCCGGCCCGCAGGTATTCCGCCGCCTTGTCCAGCGTCACCGTCACTGTGCCGTCCTCCTCGGCAAACGTGCAACCACGGTCGCCTTCGATAGGCCATGCGTTCGGGTATTCGGGCAGGTCACGGTCAGCGCCGCACGGCCCAAACCAGTTCTGACTACGCCACGGCAGTTTAATCTCGGCGTATTTCTGGAGCCACAGGTCGCCACCGGGGAACATGATGGCCCATGCGCCATGCGGGAACAACGATGCCTGAACCGTGTTTGTCCACTGCGTCGCGGTTCGCGGCATACAGGCGTCTGTGGGGTCAATCGCGCCGCTGCCACCGCTCCACGCTCCCGAATACTGATACTGTGTATAGTCACCGCCCGCCTCACGCCACTTGTAATTGACGTGCCGATGGTCAAAATGCCCGCCCAAGAGCCAGTAAAAGTCATAGGTGACTTCGAGCAAGTCCGGGTGCGGCGCGTAGCAAGACCCGACCGCATCCCCGCCCACGGTCAAAGGGGCCTGGCAGGCCAGCGGGTTCAGTTCCGGGTCATCCACCACCGTCACGGTTCCGGCACCATACTCATCCCGCTCGAAGGTGTAGTGTTTCCCGGCCTCGCCCGCAAAGGCTTCAACGTATTCCTCGGCGGTGTCATCCCAGTACATGCGCCGGACTTTCGTCACCGTCGCCCCGAGATAGGCCAGCGTGTGCTCGGTTCCGTACCCGGGCGCTTCAAAGTATTCGACTTGCGATTGTCCCGACAACCGTCCCTCCGGCCATCCTTTGGAGAACGGTTTGCCGAGGACTTCGCCGGTGTAGGAATCGGCGTTGGCGTCTGTCCACTCGCACGCGCCCTCGGAATCGCTGAATGGCATCGGGATTTGCGGCGTCACGGCCATCGGCACCTCGTCGTAGGTCACCAGCGGGGCCACGGTGGTAAAGCGGTCGCGCCGCCACGGATACAGCGCGTCATCGGCCATATCCCAGTGTTCCAGCAAGGCTAAGGCATCGCTCTTGAGTTGCTCGGCGGTGTAGGGGTCGGCCAGTGTGTGGTGAATGGTCAGTTCCATGCGGTTGACGACAAACCCGCCCCAGACCGGCTCAACCTCGTATGACAACGACGCCTTTATCTCCGTGTTGCTGATTTCCAGTTCGTCTATGGTGAACGTGACGCCGCCAATCTGAACCGTCTCGCCCTCTCCCTTGCCGCCCCACAACTCGCCGTCACAGGCTATCAGGGTGGCGAGGTTGTCCTTCAAAACCGGCTCATCGCAGAAGTTATCCGTGCCCTCGGTAATCGGCGGGTCGCCAAGGATAATCTCGCGCTTGGTGTAGGCATGGCACCCGTTCTCCGGCACGGTAATCACGCCCGAACTACGGTTCACGGTCGCGGTGATGTCCACATGCGCCGTGTAATCCCACGCGGCTTCCTTTTCCAACGGGTCGCCTGTCCAGCGTTCGTAGTGCTCAACATACGTCAGCGACCGGCTCATGGTCAGATACTTGGTGCCGTCCGGTGCCGCGCCGGCGGTGCATTGGGCATTGTCGCCGCTCGTGAACCCGAACATGCCATGCCACACCTTCCGCGCTTGGACGTTCTTGAACCCAACCTTCTGGCACCGCGTCAGGTTGGCAATCTCGCCCTCAAGTTCCTTGTAGCAGTTCAGGTCAACCCGTTCCTGTCCCTCGCTGCATGATGCCGCAAACTCCGGGCGTGACCAGTATCCGCAGGGTGGTTTAGTGTGTGGCGTATTGCACCAGTCCAGCGCACCCCACATCGGCGGCCCGCCGCTGCACTCGCCTTCGCCATACGGACTGCCTACGGGCCGTTCATAGGGCGGGACGGTTCCTTTCGCGCCCGGGAACTCGTTTGGGCATCGCCAGTTGACGACGCGCGTGACGTTTTCCCACTTCGGCACCTGGGCCTCACGCAACCGCCAGTGTTGGAAGCAGCCGCCGCGATTGTCGCGGGCACCCCATCCGCCGCACGGCTCACGATAAGGCAAGGCATGGTTCATGCGTCAGGCATACGGGCACGGTGGCCCGCTGGCGTCACTGCTGCCTTTGTGGATGCGCAACCGATTGATTTGGTCTTGCAACCGATTGACCGCTTCGGTCAACTGAATCACTTGCTTGGCGATAGCATCGGACTTGAGCCACTGTTTGCCTACGGAATCGGCGTCGGATGGGGAGCGCAGTGGCGAACCTTCGTTGTAGCGTGGCAGGACGGGACGCGGTATGGGTTGAACGCGGAGTGGCATAAAGTCTAGGCCATTTCGGCAAAGTCCTCCGGCTTGCTTGGCCGTGGTTTGTCCGTGTAAAGGTGATAATCCCAAAAGCCGAACGGACTGCCTTCCCAACTGCTGGTGATACCGAACACTGTGCGTTTGAAGGATTGTTGGTCTGGCAGTCGTCGAAAGCTGATGGAGGTCACACGTTTGAGCGGGTCGTCGGGTGGTTTATCCGTTGGCTTCTCGTAGCTTTGTGGGCAATAATAGGCCAGAGTTTGGAATATGGTGTAGCGTTTGTCGCCGTAAAACTGGTGTCCCCAAGGATACATTGACCAGAAGTATTCCGGCAACGGCTCAGGCTTGGCTTCCAGCGGATTCTCGATATATCCACCCGGATTAAGTGGTTGTGATGTGAAAGAGTATCTTGTCCAAACAACCCGCCAACCGACGATGCTGGGCGTTTCTTCGTTGCGCCAGTACTTCTGGATGATTTCCAGCGCAGCCCGCTTCGCCATGTCGGTTCCTTGGAGCTTCAACCCGTTCGGCTTCCATGCGCCTGCTCCGACAGACTCGCCATTCCCAACATACGACGGCGGTTGTGCGCCGCCCGGGTTCTCGCTCCCCAACGAGTTCTTGAGCAGCCATATCAGAGAATCGCGGTGTGCGGCGTTGGTATTGTCGAAGTAATCCTGCAACCGCCGAATCACCATCTGGTTGACTAGTTCGTTCTCTCCATCCTTGCCAAGGAACGCGTACAAGTAGCGCGGGTGTTTAATGATATGGATTCCCAGTTCAACCGGCGTCACTTCAAACTCATCCGGCGGAACATCAATGCCCATCGCTTCCTCAACGATGGTCATGGTGGCCGTACCGTTTAACCCGCCGCGTTCCTGCTGGAATTGCACAGACAGGATACGCCATAAGTTGCCGTAGGAATCGTTGCGGATTGCGCCACGGTGATAGAAATAGGCGTAGTAATCAACGGCGTTCGCCGGAATCCTGAAACGATGCGTGCAGGTCATCTGCTCCGCCGATTCGATGGTAGGAGAATCGCTTAACTCCTCAATGTAGAAGTCGTTGTTCGCCCACGTGAGATTGATTTGGTGCGGTTCGGACGGTGTGCCCGGAAGTGGGTTTGACGACGCTTGCGGGCCGCGCCCACGTTGTCCGGTTGCCCGGTCAAAGCCAACCGGAAATGCGTTATTCTTGATTAAGTACGGTAGCCGTGCCATAGATGCTATACCAATGTCACCGTCAGCTTGGCCGCTTGGGTGTAGGTGAACCCGGCCAGATTGTGAATCGAGCAGATGTAGTTGAAGCCGGTCTTGGAATTGTCGCTGGGCGTGATGCGCAGCGCACCCTCACCGCCCTCGCTCGCCTCGCCGTCCTCCAACGTATCCGCGCCCCATGACAGGGTGGCGTCGTTCGTCGTTGTCGGCAGACTGTTCGGCCCGGTGCCGCCCCCAATCGCCGTCACCGTGACCGCGTGGGCCGTCACCGCACCACACGTCACAAACGGATGCGCGTTCTCGCAGCGGTACTTCACCCCGTCCTTGGTGCCCGGGCTATCCCGATTGATGGCGTCCTTCAGGTTGGTCAAGGTGCCGTCCGCATCCGACCCCACGAGCACATCCCCTTCCGCGTCCGGTGTGGTGGAGACGAACCGATACATCTTGCCCGCGACAATGACGAAGTTGCCGGCGGTGACGTTGGTGTTGTTCGAGGTCAACGTCCCCGCTGCCTGAACGCCCGGGTCGTAGATGCCGCCCTTGGTCAACGGATTGCCAAAGCTCGTTCCGCCGGCGACCGTGCTCTCGCGCCACACAAACATCAGCGGATCCAATTCACTGTCGGCGGCGGCGGTGAAGTCCACGTAGGACGGTGTGCCGTCACACGTTTTGTCATCGGGGTCGTAGGTGATGGTTGGCGCGGCAGACATCGCCGGGTTCGCCGCCATGATGATTTTCACGAGGGAACTGATGTCAATGGCGAGCGGTTCGGTTCCGGCCCGGAAACAGTAGAACGCTTCGTTGGTGAGGCGCAGGCCCCGGAAGAAGGTGCGGGCGACCGGCGACAGGTTGCCAACGGACACGCCTTGGGCCGGGATGGCGTAGGTGATGTCGTCGCGCTGGCCGACAAATACAATGTCGCCGGGCTGCGTCGTGACCGTCGTCGCGCTGCCTGCGGCAACCGTGACTGAACGTGGTAGGATGGTTTTCATAGCTTATTAAAAAACAAACCGATTTGCCCGGTCGGCAACCCAATAAACATTTGAACAGCCGAAAGGATACCCTTTAGCACCCTGACCGTTTCTTTGGTGTTGTTGGCGGTCTGTTTGGAAGGTTCTTCAATGCCAACGCCACCCGCCATTCCGAACCCGCCCAAGACAAGCCCCTTGCGTTCCCAATCCGAACCCGGCAATCGGCGCGACCAAGCAATAGGCTCTGGTGCTTTGGATAATTCTTCACGGCTTTGTGTAATCCATTCTTTGATGAAGCCCTTGATGCCGCCTTCGGGAAGCAAATCGGCCAACTTCTCATAGCCTTGGAGTTTCAAATCCTGAGCATTGCGTTTGGCTTCGCTCAACTTATTGATAAGCTCCGCAGCCATAGTAATCGGTTTCAGAAAAGCCGAAATGTCTCGAAGGATTTGCCGCAAAACAGGAGACATTGCTTTTGAAAACTCTGACCAGAACGCCTGCCATTCGAGTTTCAGCATCCGCATTTCCCATGAAGTCTTGGCCAACTCCGGCGCGTTTCTGGCGATAATGTCCGTGGATTCCTTGACCCGCTCGCCCAACCCATCTACCGCCTTGGCAAAGCTCAACACCTCATCCTCGCTGACGCCAAGGATACTCGCCAAGCTACTGCGCCAAGACACAAACCCGAGCGGCAACCCGCCCGATTGCAACGTCTTAGCGTAGAGTTCAGCGGCTTCGTTGGCAGACTTGATGGCACGGCGCAACGAGAGCAACGTAGCGGCCAATGCTGCGAGGGGAATCGCCGCCGCACTGGCAGCCGAGGTCAGTGTTCCGGCAATCAGGCCGAACGAGGATGCCACACTGGCCGGGATGCCGAGCCGCGACAAGACCGACGCAACCCAACCGCCCTGCCGCATGGCTTGTGTGATGCCGGCGGTGCCTAGTCCGCCGAACATGCCGCCACCACCAGAACCACCAGTTGGCGTCATCCCGGTTGGAGGTGGACCGCCACCCGTTGGCGGGATAATGGGCGGGACGCCGCCTGCCGGAAACCCGCCTAGTCCGCCGAACATGCCGCCACCACCAGAACCACCAGTTGGCGTCATCCCGGTTGGAGGTGGACCGCCACCCGTTGGCGGGATAATGGGCGGGACGCCGCCTGCCGGTGAGACATCCCTGAGTTGCCGAACATCCCGCCATGTTAGCATCCCAAAGGCTCTTGGTGCGCCTAGCTGATGGCCTTCGTCTATCGGCGTGGCGATGTCGGCGGTGTGTTCGGTTGCGCCAGAACTTGCCCGTCGCCGTCGTCGGGTTGACCGTCCACCCGTTTCAACCCCGGCATCTGCAATCCCGCCGATAATCTTGCGGGCTTCTTCGACCTGTGCCCGCAACGAAGTCAGGTCAAGCGTTAGCTCAACCTTGACTTTACCGGCCTTGTCACCGCTTGCCATGTCTTTACTCTTTTCTAAGTGCCTTCAACCGCTTCTGATATTCCTGCTTCACATAACCCGGCGTTGTGCGCTCCAACCCAACGCCCCAAACCGAGGCTTCGTTCTCCAACGCCCAGTTATACCAGACCCAGCCCTGCGCCCCGGTAATCCCTTTGCGCACATAATCCGGTGACCAGCCATAAGCCCGCATCAGCCGCGCCCGCTTGGTTATCAGCCAACCGAGGCCGTCCACCGCTGACCCGATTAGCTTAAAGGGGGGGCCGGGCTTTGCGCCACGCCCTCCTCTCCGTTCCCGTCGGTTGCAACGGGCTTCTCCGCATACCCTATCGTCGGGCTCCAATACACCCCCACCTGCGCCATTATCACCTGCAAGAGTTGTATCAGGTCAAACAACCGCAAGCGCGAGAACTCTTGCTTCGCCTGTTCACGCACCAAGTCCATGCCACCCTTCTTGATGACGGCTTCCACATCGTCAATCGGGCGGGTCATAATCCATGCCAGTTCCCATGCCCTCGGCCCGCGTGGCATCTGGTCTAGCTCCGGCGATTCCTTGCTCTCGCCACCGCCAAACACGCTCTGCATCATGTCGGCCAGGGGATGTTGCAACGCCACAAGGAACTCGAAGTGGGCGTCGTAGAACGGTTGCACCGTCCAGCGCCCGACCTTCACGGTCTGTTCCGGCGCGAATACTTTGTCCAATGGCCCCGGCAACGGCGCGGCCAGGGCTTGTTTGCCAACCTCGTCCTCTAACTGCGCTCGTTCGAGGGTTTTACGTACGGCTTCGGGAACCTCCGGTGGTGCGTTCATGGTTCGGTTAGCCTTCGATGAGTTTGATGCGTTCCAAGGTCAACGTGCGTTCGCCGGGTGCCTTAGGCGTGGCACTGTACGAACTGTTAATCACCCGCGCCTGATAGACTGGGGCAGGCCCGGTGCCCGGGACGGTTCCGTTGCCGTAAATGGCGTCCACCAGTCCGGCCATGTCCACGATGCGAACCAGCGTGCCTTCGACGGGGGCTTTGTACTCGTAGCTGTCGCGCACGGTCACTTCCCAAACGACACCGTGGAAGATTTGCATCCGGCCACACTGAACCCCGTCGCCGTTGTCGAACTGCATCACCTCGCCCTTGCGCGATTCATTGATGCGCAGAACGATGTAGTGCGGGAAGTCGGGCAGGGCATCCTGTGTGCCCCATCGCATGTAAGTCGCGCACCCTGACGCAACCGTTCCGCCTTGAATGGTTCCTACTCCTGTTCTCGGCCAAGCCATAAGTTAGTGTCCTTTCTAAGGTTAAGAGTTCTTGGCGACCTGAATGTAGGTGACGCCAACGGTTTGGGCAGTGGTATCCGATATCGCTTTCAGTTCCGCTTCATCCGAGAGCGGCATCACCGCGCCAAAACCGGGGAACAGTTTGCCCACCGAAGTCGTTCCGATTAACAAACCAACCGCGTACGCGTTCGTACTCGGGTTGTACACAAACACCATCCCTTCCTTGTTTTGGGCGGCCTGAACCAGTGTGGTTGGCGCGGAGTGCGATACCACCACGTATTCATCTTTGGCCGGGGTTCCAGCGTCGTATCCGATGGACGCTGACATTTGTTGGGTTCCGATGGGCGGAAACTCCAAGGCCGAACAGGTCAGCCCCGCCGTCACCGTCACCGCATTATCATAATCTGCCATAGTATCCTTTCTATTCTTCTTCTTGTTCGGGTGTTATTGTTTCAGCCAAGTCCAACACTCGCGGGATGTCATTGGCTGACCTAAACTCTAAAACTGCTCCGGCAATAAAGATGTTCATGCGCCCGCTGGTATAACTGGCCATCCCGGCCCGATGCGTCGCCGGAATCGCGCTCCAACCCTGATAGTTCACCGGATGTTCCGCGCTAAACCCGTTCACCGCCCGCACCGTATCCCGCAGAAACTCAATGCTCTGGTTCAGCGTCTCGAATGTCGCCGGGCCGCCGTCCGCGCCGGGTTCAAGGTTCCGCAGTCCATGACCGCGCAACAGCACAATCGTCCAGTGCCGGTCAACCCGGCAGGTCAAATCCTGCTCCTCAAACGGCCCGCGCAACTGTTCGCCGGTGCAACAAATCAGCACTCGCGGCGTGTCATCTGTGGAAATCACCTCTTCCCACAAGTGATACATGCTCTCCATGACCTTGACCACGCCGCCCCGAGGGCCGGCAAAGTCCCGTTCCAAGATGAACGCCAGTCCGCGCGCCTGCGTGTCTATGGTCAGGCACTCGGTTGAAGTGATGCGCGGCCAACTCATGCCAATGCCTCCCGCAACGTCCGCGTCGCCTCGTCTGTGATGTGCTCCCGCGAGAACCACGTGAGTTCGCCGTTCTCCTGAATCGGGAACACTCGCCGCGCCGCCAGCAGGCCCGCGCCGAAGTGGTGGGCGAGCGCGTAGGAAACCTTGTCCGTGTTGCCCATGCTCACGGTCGAAAACTCCGGGTTGGAATTGTCCTGCTCAACCGTGTCGCGCAACTTGCCCGTCACAAACAAGGTGGCAAAGCTACGGCCCATCTTCCGGGCATATTCTTTGTTGCGGAGTTCTTTCCACGGCCAAGGCCGGTCAACGCCAGTCGCGCCGAAGTTATTGATGACAATATCATACAACGCCTGCGCCATCGCGGCTTGCACCGGCGGTTTCAGGGCTTCCAACCGCTGGCGCAGCGGTTCCAAGTCAACCTGCACGTTCACGTTGACTCTCATCGCTCGCCCTCCTCTGGCTCGCCTACCAGCCAGCACCGGCAGTTGCAGGTTTCATCCGCGCTCCCGTCCGGGTCGCCCGGGTACAGCAACCCATTCGAGAACCGGGCGTCTATCGGTATCGCGCCCTCCGCCTCGCACGCCACGTGACTGTCCCGAACCCGGTCATCCCCGACCGTGACCCACGATTTGCGGTCATAGCCGTCCGCCCGCAGCACTTGCAGGTTCAGCCAGCCCGCAATCGCCGTGGCTTCCGTTTCAATCACCCGCTCAAGCTCGAACTCAGTCGGCCCGCCACCGGCGATTTTGACCGGCAACTCACGCACAAAATCTTCCAGCAACTTCATCCGTTGCCCAATCAGACGTTCCAACCCAGCCGGTTCACGTGGGAACAGGCCGGTCAACCCAATCGCGTCCCGTGCCGCTTTGGTCAGGCTCCGGCGCATCGCCTCCCGGTTGGCCGTGGTCAGCTTGACGCCTTTGACGCCGCGCCCCACGGCTTTCCGCGTGTCCCGAACCATGCGATTCAGGCCCCGCTCGATGATGCCTACCGCTTTGCCGCGTCCGCGTTCCAATGCGGCCAGCTTGGCGGCCCAAGTCTTGAGCAGTTCGGTCGAAAGAGCGGGGTGAGGACGGGAAACGACACCCTCACCCCGAGGCTGGCTTAGGAGGGATTCCAGCCCAAGCCGCTTTGCGCGGCGAAAATTGATGCCAGCAGCGAATAACAGCAGGGCCAAGGCACTCAACACCGCCCGCCGTCGCTTGCGTTTCTGGGCGGCGGTTTCCTTGTCCTTGGCCGGCGCGGCCCGCTCGAGTACGGCCACCGCCTCACGCAACGCTCGCCGTCGTTGCTGGGCCGTGCCGGCATGTTCCTGCGCCGCCGCGTGAACGGCCATTTGTTCGAGCGACCGCGCCATGAGTTCGATGCGCACCGCCCGGTCAACCACGGCTCCGTGAACTGGGTCGGCTAAGACGGGGATGGGCGGCGCGAGGGTCATGTCAGGGGGTGCCGAGTTGCGTTCGCATGGTGCCGCGCCATGTCAACGCCGGCGTCAGGCTCATGTCTTGCTCGGGATTCACGCCGCCGCTCTTGATGGTGTAGCGTATCGGCGGGTTGGTCAGCTTAGACCATTCCTCGTAGGAATAGCCGAGGGCACTGAACTCGGCCCATGTCCACGTGAGCGCGTCCAGTTCGGCTTGCGTGTACTCCTCAACGTCATCCATCCACGTCACCGGGTTGACGTAATCCCGGCCCGTCGGGTCGGTCGGCGGCGTCACGGCCCGAATCGGGATTTCGGCCAGATACTTCTCCGCCGCCTTGAACGCATCGCCCAAAGGCGAGTAGGCCCCGCGCTCGGTTATCACCACCATTTGCAAGTTCGGCGTTGAACTCACCAGTTGCCATGCGGCCAGGTTCAGGACATGGATGAACGCCTCGGGCGGGACGGTTCCGGGCGTGACGCTGAGCGGGGTATGGCCCGCGTTGCGAATCGCCGCCCGCACCCGGTCAATCGCGCTCTGCACCAGAAACGCGCTTCGGGTTTGCGTGAAATCTTCGATGGGGTCGCCCGAGTGCGCGGTGGGCGAGACGGTGCCGTCCGCGTTCTCGATTACCTTGGCGTCCAAGACCATGAGCAGGTCGTGGCGTTCGGGGATAATCCAGTTGGTGGTGCTCGGCTTCTGCATGGCGGTTGGTGAGGGGCGCGAGCGGGTAGCGTCATGCCGCCCGCGCCCCGTTGGTCAGCGGGGAGGATAAACCTACTTAACCCAGGCTTTGACCACGATGTTCGTCAACTTGCAATTCACGTCCACACCGCAATCGTTGGTGACCCACCACAACCGCAACACCGGGCAGGCTCCAACATTGATGTTGGTCATGGCATAGAACGTCTCTCCCGCCGTATTACCGGGGATGGTCAGCGTCAATGGTGCGTCAGTGAACGCTCGGTTCACGGAGGACTCGCCGCCAATGGAATCAAACGCCTTTTGAAACGCCACGATGAGGTTCGTTTTGGTTCCATAAGTGGACGTACCCGTGTAGTTGGTGGCGCACTGGTAGCTCACGGAAACATACACTTCCTTGCCGTAGCGGCAGTCAATGTCGCGGTTGAGCACCCTGCTCCCGCCGTTCGTCAGGGTCAGACCCGAGACAATCGGCGAGGAGGTCACGCGCACCACCTCGGCTGACACGGCTTGAAACGCCCATGCCAAGACCGCGCATCCAATCAGTATTTTTGCTGTCGTTCTCATTCTTTCTTCTTTCTTTTCAGTAAGGTTAAAGGTTGGTTCTACGGCCACCAATTCGCGTGACCGTAGAACGTCGTTGAATCGGCCTTATTCGCGTACCAGGATGATGCCCTGCTTCTCGTGGCCGATAGCCGTGCCGAACATGAGTTGTGCCCGCATGTTCGCCGTCTCGTATGCGTGGTCAAGATACTTCACCACCATGAACGTGATGCCCGTCTCCGGCTCGGTCGCCAGTTCCACCGCCGCCGTGCTCGGAATCTCCGGCAAGGCTTTGGTGTAGTCCACCGGCACCCGGCTCACAAACAACAACGCCGACCGCGTGCCCGCCAAGCCAACCTTGGTCGCTCTGTTGAAGTCGCCCGCCACCACCTTGTAGGCGTTGGTCGTGCCGTCCACGCCCGTGCCCGTCACAGAAACCTGGTCAGTGACCAGTTGTGATTTGCGGAACTTGATGTTGCCCAAGCGGCTGAACCGCCCGGTGCCCACCGTGTTCTCGCCCGACCGCGCCACCGCGCCCCAGATGCTTTGGTTGATGAGGAAGTTGGTGTCAGCGGCTACGCTGGCAGAGATCCGCCCATGCACCCATGCAAACCGTTGCAGGTTGTCGGCGCCCGGTTCCTCGTCCCCGCCCGGGAACTGGCTCTCATCCATCGCCTGCGGCAAGTCCGCAACAAACGTGGACAGGTCGGCTCCCGCAACGTTAAACGTGTGACCGCCCGCCGCGTTGGTGAAGGCCGGCGCGAACACCACCGTATCCGCCGTCGCGTTGTCGTTGCTGATGCGTTTGCTGCCGTTGAAGGCCGTGGTGATGAGCTTGTAAATGATGTATTCGCCAAGCGCATACATCTGCGGAGTTTTCATTTCGTTGAACAACTGCCGCGCCGTTGAACCCATCATGTTCTGGTTGAACGAGATGGGAACGCCCGCGTGCGTGTCCAAGTACACGTTCACGTCCGTAGTGCCGGAGCCGCTGCCGCCTTTCCATGCGTAGTTGCCCGACCCGACAATGCCCGCCGTGCGGTCGTTCTTGAGTTGCACCCCCGGCACATTGATGTAGCGGGTGATGACGTTCTGGCCGAAGAACACCGGCTGATTGCTGACATCCGTGGTGATGTCCGACAGGAGCGCCAACTGGTTCTTGAGGAAGCCAAGGTTCCACTGGAGCACCAGTCCGGTGTTGAGCGTTCCCACCGTGGCATCCGCCGTTTGCAGGTCAGCGTGGGTTGTGTCATTGCCCGCCGCCTTGATGACATCCGCCGCCGTGAAGTTCGCTCCGGCCTGAATCAGGTCGGCAATCTTCTTGATGATGACTGACCGCTCGCACGAGGCTTTGACGGCATTGGCAATCTCCGTGGCGTTCTCGCGGCAGGCACGAATCAGACCGCCGTTCTTCAATTCCTTGGTGAACGGTTCCGAAGCGTGCAGGTAGCCTTTCACCAGTGCTTTGACGTTGTTGTCCTCGTCCACGTCAACCGGACTGGACGGGATGCTCCGGTCTTGCAGGTCGTCCTTGGACGCCTTGACCGGCAGGTTGTTGACGTAAGCCACGCCCAAGCCCGGCTTGTTCAACTCCAAGTCAAGGGCCGTGGCGCGAATGGTCGCGGCGTCCTCTTTCGGTGCCAGCGCGTGCCGTTCGCGGGCGGCGGCAATCGCGTTGTCCACCGCAACCTCGGCGCTCTGCTTGAGTTGTTCAGCGGCCTTGACCGCGTTCTGCCGCGCCGTCCATTCGGATTCGGTCACGGCGTACTCCTCGGCCTGAAGCAACAAGAATTGCTCCGGCGTCACGTCTATCCGTGTGCCCACTTCCCAACCTTTATCAGCGTGGGCCTTTACGATAACTGCTTTCATCGTTTGCTTTCTGTTTTCTGTTCTTATTGTCGCCCTCGTTGTTATCGGGGGGCACCCGCTCGACTCGACGGAGCCGAGAACTTTCCGTGCGCATCGGCACGCGCCGCCGCACGCAAATCGTCCAGCACATCCTCGGCGCACTTGGCCGGGCCGCGCTGGGGCCGCTCCGGCACGCTTGCCGATATGATGGCTTCTATCTGGTTTCGCCGCTCGGCCAGACCCGCCAAGACCGTTTCAGCGGTCGGTTCGGGCACGGCTTGGTCATCCGCCTTGACCGGCTCTGGCTCCGGTGCTGGGTCTTGGGCCTCTGGCTCCGTGGCTTCTGCCGGCGCGTCGGCTTTGCTCGCCTTGACAGGTGGCATCGCCAGAAACGCCGGTTTGTTGGTCAACGCGCCCACAACAAAATCCACGCCGGTCAATCGGGCCGGGTTGGTCTTGCTGCCGCGCACACCGTCCGGGAATGTCCAGTGGCCGTCCTCGGAACGCACCGCCTTGTCAAACTCGGCATCAGCCAGAAACGACGGCGACCATGAACGGTACACCCGGCCATTGACGGCCTCGGCCCCGTAGCTCGTGGGCAGTCCGCCTGAAACAATCACGCCTTGCTCGCCGTCCTGCTCGCCCCAGGTGAACTTGGTGGCGTCCGGTTGGAACCGGATGGTGGCCTTCTTGCTCTCGTGGTCTTCGTCGCCGTAGGGTTCTTGCTTCGGGCGTGAGGCGCACAGTTGCTCGAAGGACTTTTGCAGGATGTCGGCGGTGGCTTCATCCACCACAACCGAAATGGTGATGCTGTCGCTCTTGCGGAAGCCGGCGGTGATGGTATGCACCCCGGCGGGCGCGTAGATGAATGACACCGGCTCGGTATCACTCCACGGCTTGGACGCGCTGATGGTGATGCCGACGTTGGCCCGGCACTGAATCACGTTCTCATTCATGGCGTCTCTTTCTTGGTGCAACGGAGCTTGTCCGGCTGGCCGGGGTTGACTTTTATCAGGCCCCGTTTGTCAGTCGGGTTAATGCCTTTAATCACGTAGGGCTCAGGGGTCTTGGCCTTGTCGGCGGACTTGAGCTTTTTCTTGGGTTTCTCGTCACTCATAGAGGTTAATACGGTTCTGGGCGGCGATTTGGTTCATCAGCGTTTGCAGGGTTTCCCATTCGCCATTGGGCTTGCCGGACGCCTGGGCCTCGGCAATCAGGGATTGCATGGTTTGCAGTTGGTCAGGGGTTGCCGCCGCCAAGGCATCCCGCAAAGCGTCTTTGTGGAACCGGCGATAGTGCGAACCAACGGATTCGTCGTCTTGGTCATCCTCGGGCGGTTCATCTTCAATGCCGGCTTCCTTGTCCATGCCGCGCTGGTTGTTGTCGCCCTGCGGGTTATCGCCGCCGGCCCCAATCTCGGCCATGCGCTGCATCTTGATGGTCTGCCGTTCAAGGGCCTGTTTCCAGCGCTCTTCCTCGGTCAACGCCTCGGATTGCTTGCCAATCACGCCGCCGGTGATGACCTCCTCGCCCGGTTGCGGCTGTGACAAGCCAATGATGCGATAAACGTCGTAGGAACGGATGGGCACACGGCATTGAGCGGTCAGGATAGCCATGCGGTTCGCGGCTTCGAGCGGCGATTCGATGTGCGTGAAGTCGGCTTCGATGGTCGGCACTTCACCCGCTTGCTCGCCCCAGTTCTCTTTGACCAACCGGGTGGCAACCTGTTCTTCGAGGATTTCGGCAATCCAATCGGCAATCGCTTCGAGTTTCTCCTGCTTGACGCTGGCATGGACGGCCCCCAAAGCGTAGCTGCCGCTCCCTTGCTTGCCGTAGTCGCTGGTCAAGGTCTGGCCCAAGAGCAGTTGCACGCACCACTTTTCGGCCAGGTCAATCATCACGCGCATGGGATTATCCCCGGTCAACGATTGCGCCGGGAACAAGTCCGGTTTCAAGTCCGGCGAGTTGCGCGGATAAATCATCCAGCCCTGGGCGGCGCATCGCTTGGCCGCTATCTCGAAGCGTTGGCGTTCAGACTCGGGGATGCCGGGTGTGTAGGGGATGGCGATAAACGGCGCACCCCACCGCTGGCCCATGTTCCGCATCCAATCCATCGCATAGACGATGTTGACCCAACTCAGGGCCAGGCACCGCATTTCTCCTGCCCCCAACGGACTGCCGCTCTTGCTCTTGTACTTGGCAACGACGAATTTGGACGGGTTCGTCAGGATTTGGCGGTTGACCTGGTTGTGGAAGATGAGCGGGTCGCCCCGGAACTCCTGCGCCACGCCAATGCTGCCGTCGCTCTGGACGCCATAATGACGCGGGTGAACCCATGCGGAGGCGCGAATCATGTCCTCGGGCAGGCCGTCCGGGCCTTTCCGGCCCAAATCCCACAGCAATTCAACGATGCTGACTCCGTTGGCGATAGCGTCCGTGAGGTCAAACACCATGCCCCGGAACCCGTCCTCGTCGCGGAACCTGTCCGGCTCGAAGCTCTTGAACGCCCGGGCTACCAGCGCGGCCTTGGCTTTGGCGGACTCGGTTGGAGCGTCACCCTCGCGCCCGACGTATGGCACCACCTTGAACCGCACCATTTTGACGGCGGAGCGCAGTTCGGTCAGGGCCTTGCGGAAGGTGGGCCACGTGTCCATCATCTTCTGCGTCAGTTGGGTTTGCTGCCACAGATTGCCCGCGAGCGCGGCACGGAGAATCATGGCGACCTGCTTGGGTTCGAGCAGTTCGGGCAGGGCCAAGTACCAATCGCTCAGGGCGTTGCCGGGGACGGCCCTTCCGGCGAGGTCGCTGTCCGGCGCGGCGGGAAACGGTCGTTCCCGGGCGGGCATGTCGTGTTGCGCGGCGCGAGTCAGGAACGGGAAGTTGGTGGATATTTTCAGGCCGAACATGGCGGCGAAGGATGAGACATGGGCGGGCCAAAGCGAGCGTGTGACGCTTTCCTCAGCCCGTCCACATCCCACAACCTGTCAGTACAGCTACTACTCAACGATGCAAGCTATGACACAAACGCAAGCGGATGTCCATAGGTTGCAACAATTTAAGTCAAAAAAGTTTGGCGGGGGTGTATTAGCGAATCTGACGGTTGACGGTGAGAAGCCAGCCGAGCGCGAGCGGCGGCGGTTTTGCGGCGGGCCGTTTCTTAGCATTGCGTCTCATTGCCGGTTGGTACTTCCTCCTTGAGCAGGCCCGGAACACCGTCGTCAACGCCCGGCTGGCAAAGTCAGACAATCTTCTGTTCATTGAGCAGTTTGTAAAGGATGCGGTCTTGGAGTTCTTCGACTTCCGTAGGTTTGAGGAAGGGCAGGATGTCGTTGTCATTGAGGAACACATTGATGAGTTCGACGGTGGGCGGCAGGCCGAGGTCGTCGGGTTTGTTGCGGGCGGGGTTTCGGCCCGGTTTGACTTGGTACTCGACGACGACGCCACAGGTCAACTCGAAGTCCTGATAGAGCGGCTTGCCCCGAGGGAAGCGCAGCTTGACAAGATTACAACCGATTCTCATGTCTTAGGCTCCGCGCCGAGGGTTCGGCAGTAGGTGGCAAACTCGCTCAGGCTCCGCACCACGGTCGGTTGCCAGCCCAACCGTGTCGCCCATGCCGCCAACGCGCCTTGTTCCCGTGTCAGCTTGCCGGTCTTGGTCTTGCACTCCACCAACAGCAGCACCGGATACTCGGCCAGTATCACAAAGTCCCACTCGCCCTTGGTGCGGTAGGCCCGATGTGCCATGCTGCCGTGCAACGCCAGCCAGCCGCTGGCATCGCACACACGCATGATTTCGTTGTGAAGCTCAGACTCACAGTCCACGGCATCCGGCGGCGCGTCCGGCTCATCCGGCGGCGGAGCTTTTGTCCATGCGCCGGTTGCGTCCCGCCGCCAGCCCTTGGCGGTGAGGGCCAGTTCAAGGTCGCGCTCGTTCATTCGGCGGTTCCCCATGAGCCGCGTTCGGCCAGCCAGCCCCGTTCGCGGGCGGCCTGCGGGTGTTCGTGAATCCAGCGGTGGCCGATGCGCGAGACGGCCAGCCAGTAGCGTTCGTCGTTGAGCAGGGTGCCGATGCGGCCCCGCGTGTGGTGGACTTCTGCGACCGGAACCTTGCGTTTCCAGACGGCCAGCGCGACGGGACAGAGCTTGTTGCGGAGTTTAGCGAGGAAACGGTCGCGGCGGGTGCGATAGGATTCGCGGGCTTGGGACTTGCCGTTGCGCGGGCGGTTCGGGTTCCGGCGCGGCAACGCCGACAACCACAGAGCAGGCTTGGTCTTGCGTTTCATGGATTCAATCTTGTGTCCGTTATGTTCTACTGCCTTTCCGCCGCAACGCGACGATGCGTTGTGTCACCTCAAACCGCAGATACCGAGCCGCCCGCCGGATGTGCTTGCACTCGTACCGGAGCGCGGGCATCTGGCCTTTGCTTAACTCGACCTCGCGCCGCATCTGGAAATCCATGCAATCGCACTTCCCGTTGCCGTGGTAGCACGTCAGGTCAACCCGGTACGGTTGCTGGCCCGAGTCGCTCGCCACCCAGAACACCAGCGTCTCATCCGCGTCCGGCTCCACGCCCGGCACCAATCGCCGCAACGGTATCACAGCGTCTTGTTTATCACTTCCTGCGCGTTCACGTTGACCTGCAATATCCGCCCATGCAGGAATCCAATGGCACTGAACACCCGCGCCATCGCCTTCGTGTATTGCGATTCCGAATAAGAATCTATCCCGACGACGTAAATGTTCAGGGCCGTGCGCACGTCCGAGGTGTCCAGCGTTTCAACCGTGGAATTGTGGTTCGGGAAGATGGCCTTGGTCAACTCATCCGCCAGCGCCACAATGTCATCCCTCGGCCAGAACTTCTTGGGCTTGAACGGGACGCGGCTCTCCGCCGGTGAACCGTTCGATTCCACCCGCCCGTAGCTGACGTATTGCTCCTCGTTCCTGAACAGCATCTTGGTCAACTGCACCATCGAAGCTATCACGGTGCCGTTGGCTCCTACCAATCGCCGGGCGTCGTTCGGGTGCGCAACAATATCGATGTCGGCCCGGTTGCGCGTCACCGCCACCTTGAACTGCACTTGGTCAGGATAGCGCGTCATGCTCCGCGCCACCTTCGCCATGAGCTTGAGCTTGTCATCCAGCGTCGTCGGGTTCGGTATCATGCTCATTCGCCGTCTCCTTTCCCACGCGCCACAACCTTGCCGTAGTCGTCATCCTCATCCAGCAACGGCATCTGGTTCGGGTCGGCCAGTTGTTGCGAGAGTGAATCCGATACACTGTTGGCGAATCGGATGGTCACCTTCACTATCGGCGCGGCTCCGGCACAGTCTATGTCCGCCGAGAACCCCACCACCAACCGCTGGCTTTCGTTGAAGCTGATGAAGTCCTTGATTTCGCGCGCGTGCGAGTCATACAAGTCGCCCACACACCGCAACACCGTGTCGCGTATTTGTTGGTCTAGTTCTTTCATACGATTTTGATTACATCCGCCAACGGGCCAAGCAGTTCGTTCTTTTCCAGCAGGTGCAACAGCGTGTCAAACCCAATCAGCACCTTCTTCTTCGACGAGTAGCGTTTCTTCACCAAAATGCCTTCCAAGGACATCTCGATGACATACTGCCCGTCCAACGCCCAATACTTCACCCGGCCCGTCACTTTATAGCGGCGCGGCTTCGTCTCACCGCTGTAATAGGTCGCGTAGCCTTTGCTCTCAACCATGCCCGTTTTAGTTTCGGCTTTCTCGATTGTCATAGTCAACTTTCTGTGTCAAACCTTTTCGCGGTAGGATGCCCAATCCGCCTGAATGATTCCGCCCGTCTCGCGCAAACGACTGACGATAGCCGGGCCGAGAGACAACTCGGCCTGCCGGACATCCTGGTTGGAAATTAACAGCGTATCGGTAAGGTCATTGTAGCGGTGGTTCAGCAGTTCGTAGAGCAACAGCCGTTCCCACTCGCTCTCCCGCCTCTGGGCCAGTTCGTCTATGACCAGCAAGCGCGGACGCCGATACTGCGCCAGCACCTTGGCCTCGGGCTTGCCTTGGCCGTCGTAGCCCGCCTTGATTGCCATGAAAAACTGGGTCGCCGTGCTGAACAAGGCCGACCCGCGCCGTTCGGTCAGGATGAACTGCCTGATGAGTTCCACGCCGAGTTGCGTCTTGCCGTTGCCGCGCAGGCCGGCCAGAACAATCGTGAACCCGGTGCCGAGCTTGCCAAGAATCCGCTCGTAGGCCACATTCCACGGCCCGGAACGGTCAAGCGGTTCCCGGTTGGCATGGCGCAACGGCACATTCGATGCCGCCAACGCCCCGGAAATCACCACCTGCCGAGCCTGCTGGCGAGCTTCGATGTCGGCCTCGGACGGCTCGCAAACGCCAGGGCCATCCCGTAGCGGCCCGCCAAAGCACGACACGCGGACATCGCCGGCCTTGACGACGTTGCCGGAAGCGCCTGAAACGGTAATCTTTACCTCGCGCCGCCGCTGTTCAAGCCGGCGCTGACACTCTGCCAGGGTAGGTTCGCTCATAGCTTGATGATGGGGATGGTCAGGTGTTCTTCGATTTGGTTGCCGTCTGAGCGTCGCGCACCAGATGCCTCGTTTCGGGCCTTAATTGCCGCCAGGTTGCGTTGCAACAGCGAAAGGGTAGCAGACTGCCCCCGGAACGCCGGGAAGCTGCTAATGGCATTTGCGGCGCAAAGAGACACTAACCCGTCAATCGTCTCGCCGGACGCCAGCATTTCCTCCCCGGCAACGAGTTCCTGCTGGATCTGCTTCGGGGCGGATACGCAGTAGGTTCTCGGAAACTCATCCTTGAACCGCTTTACCAACTGCCGAGCTTCATCCGAAATCTTCTTGGCGGAGCCGTTATATTTTCTATGACGGTTATTGGTAGGTTCATTGTAGGTTAATATGGGGGTGCCATTTTGACACCCCTGGGGCGTCAATTTGACACCCCTGGGGTGACACAGCTTTGACACCCCTGGGGCGTCAATTTGACACCCCTCAACTGGCTCTTTCTCCAACGGGATGTCTTGCTGCGTTTTTGTGTCGTAAGTCTCATCGTTTTCGTAGTTTAGGCGATAAACTGTGCTCTGTCGTCCGTTTCCGACTCGTTTCAAGCTGATTTTGCCAATCTTTACCAGTCGTTGGAGAGTGCGCTGGACTGTTCTGGCACTCATACGTGTCTTTTCTCCAAGGCGGCTCTGCCCCGGCCACGCAATACCGTCATCATTGGCGTGGTCTGCCAAGGCCAGCATCATGGACAAGTCAGAATGCTTCTTGATGTCTTTATCCTTCCAAACGTAGTAGCTGTATTTAACACTCATAATGTAGTTTTATCAGTTTATGTTTATTGCCTTGAACCACTGATTGCCGGACAGCGGCAGATAGTCCTCGGCGGTGATGTCTATGATGAAAGCCTGGTGTATGGTGCCGTCTCGGATGAATTCGTTGAGCCGGAGAATGAGCGGCGGCTTGGAGTCCGGCTCGGCCAAGGACATGTCGGCCATGACGATTTTAGCTGGCAAGGCTTGACAGAGCGCAATGGCCAAGGCAGTCTTGAAGAGTGCTTGTTCTGTCAATGTTGACTGAGCATAAATCTGCAACCATGAGCCGCCCGTGACTTCGCTTGTCCGGTCGCGCTCGGTTGCTACCCGTCCGAGGACGCCGCGCTTGAAGTCCAGCGGCGAGTTAATCAGACCGTCAAGAAACCGATTGGCGGTGGCAAGGAACTTGCCGAGGGTGGCTTCAACGAGCGCGTCCCGTTCCTCCGCAAAGATTTTGCACGCGGCGAGCTTGACGTTCTGGCGGCACCTGTGCTCGTTCAGGCGCAGTTCGAGATTGATGATTTCGGCTTGAAGCCGCTGCCGTTCAAGGAACAGCGCGTTCACCCGTTCGAGTTCGGCAACTTCCTTGTTGGCCTTGAAGATGTCCGGCGAGGCTTGGTCAATGAGTGTGGCGAGCCGTTCACGGGCGGTGGCGAGTTCGTATGATACGTCCCGGCAGATGGGCAGTTCCATGCTCCTGGCAATAATCTGGTCATTGAGCCAGTCGCCGTGCTTGTCCTGTGTCTGCATGTCATCAAAGATATTCATGCAGAGACTCATCAATGCTTTGTGTGCGTTGCCATGCTCGTTGAATGTCTGCGTGATGTCCTGAGCGATGGCGTCAATCGCCGCCTCGCAAATGACGGCGGGTTCATGGTTTATCTCGCCCAACCGGCGTTTCAGTTCTTCCACCAGAAGGCAACAATCGCCTCTGGGGCTGAACAGTGGCATGAAGTGCTTGTGCAACCATGTGTCCGGGTTATCGCAGACCATGCGCGTGAGCAGCAGGTTCACCGTGGCGATTTTGTATTCGCCCAGTTCATCCGGGTTGTCGCCGTCATCTTCAAACAGGCAGTCCACGTTCCGATAGCCGCCCGACTTCCACACCGCTTGATGACAGGAGCCGTCGTCAAGGGTCAGGTTGATGGTGGCGGTTTGGGTGGGTGCGGCTCCGGCGATGAAGTTGCCGAACGCTTTTTGGATGGCTTCCCGCACGTTGATGCGGCTCTTGTGCTTCGGCGCAACCAGCAGGTTGACATCCGAACAGGATAACTCGAAGTTGTGCGGTTCGAGTCCGGTTGATTTCAGTTCAGTGATTTTCATTGTTTCGCTTTCGTTTCTGGTTTCGTTGGAATCCACACCACGGCCCGGCGCACGCCGAACTTCTTGGCCGCAGCATGGTCATTAAAGTAGATGTCTATCCGGTTGTCAAACCGTTTGGCGAGCCGGTCGGTCACGATGCGCGTGCCGATGCCATCAATGTGAATCTTGGTTCCGAGCGGCACCCGGCGCGGCCCGGCGCAGGTCACACCTTCGACTGGGGGTTTGCCGTTCGCGGCCAGTCCGCAGGCGTTCGGCCCACAGCATAGTTTGCAGGCGCAGTAGGCGGTGATGACAAGGTTGGTGAACATGGCTTTAGCCTCCGGTTGGAAACGCCGCCGCCCCGGTGTGCGACAATCCCACGAGCCGTGGAGTGTAGCCTTTCGGCGTTCCGGGGCGGACGGCAAATTGATTCGTATTGTCGCACGCGCTGAACATAACACTTTAACCTATTGCGTCAATCAGTTCCTGCCCGAGTTGGCGGACGTATCGCCGGCAGATGCGCCGTCCGAGAGCCGCCTGCCGGTCGGTCAGGTCGTTCTGACTGGCGAGTGACCTGCCAATGTAGGCGTCCACCATGTTAAATCCGCAACCGTCCAGACGCCTTGCGCCGTCACACACCGCCGCCAGTTCGCGCAGGCCCCGATGGATGGACTGTCTCTGCGCCGTGGTAATCAGCAGGCCCTCGGCTTCGAGTTGTACCCGGGTGCCGTTCTGAGGCGCGTGCGGCACCAGCACCGGCTCGGCTACCTTCAACGGGCCGGGCTCGTCGTCAAGGGCTTGGTCAATGATGGTTTGCTTGTCAACGATAATTCCAATCATGCGGGCGTCCAGTGACCCGGGCACCAACCAATGCTTCACCAATACGTTTCCGCGCTGCCCCAGCCGATGTGCGCGGTCTTCGCATTGAGACATCTTGGCCGGGTTCCAGTCCAGTTCGGCAAACCCGACCATGTTGGCCGCTTGCAGATTCAGGCCCTCGCCGGCTGCCCGAATCGAGCCGATGAACAGGCGGCAGGCCGGGTCGGTTTGAAACCGTTGCACGGCGTCGTCACGGTCGGCTTGGGACGTTGCGCCGGTCAGCAGCACGGCTTGTTTCTCGAATGCGGCGTGGAGCGCGTTCAGAACGTCCAGGTGATGCGCGAATACGATTATCTTGTCGGCCTCGTCTAAGTCCTCGCGTATGGCTTCGATGAGGGCAGGCAGCTTGGCAACGGCGGTGTCGTGGCGAACCTTGGCGATCTCGCGGAACGCCACGGACGCATCCGACCGGAACCGGGCGACGGCCTTGGCAAAGTCACCGTTGTCCTCGCTGGCCTTGGCAAGTTCAAGCTCGGCCTGTATCCGCATGAGTTGCGCCTCATGCCTGGCCCACGTTTCCTTTTCGGCTCGCAACGCATCCTCGGTTCCTGCCGGTTCGAGTTCAACCAGCACCCGGGTCTTGGGCGGCAGTTCGGCCAGCACATCCCGTTTCATGCGGCGAATCATTAGCGTGCTGCGGAGTACTCGTTGCAGGTCGGCAAGGTTGGACGCTCCGCTGGTGACGTAGCCCCACCGCCCGAAATGGCCCCCGCAGTACCGGGCGGCGTAGCGGTAGAAATTCGGCCATTGTTTCGGGTCAAGGAAATGCAGCGTTGTCCACAGTTCATCGGGCCGGTTCTCTATAGGGGTGCCGGTCAGGGCCAGCTTGCGTTTTGCCACCAAGCCCGGTTCGACTTGCTCGCCGTGTTGCTGCGCGCGTTTGCTTGGGGTGTGGCCGATGATGGCTTTGGCCCGGGCGGTATTGCGGTTTTTGATTTGATGCGCCTCATCAAGCACAACCAAATCCCACGTTCTGGCCCGCAACCGTTCGCGGTGCCTGGTCACGATGTCGTAGTTAATCACAACCACGTCCGTTTCCGGGAATTCGGCTCCGCTGGCAATCCCGATGGACATGGGCCGGGCCAGCCACTTTTCGGCCTCGCGCGACCAGTTGGTCTTGAGGCTGGCCTTGGTGACAATCAGCACGTTCTGAACCGCCGGGTCGGCATTGATGACGCCAAGGGCCTGAATCGTCTTGCCAAGACCCATTTCATCCGCAATCAGGCAGGCCGGTTTGTCCTTGGCAAAGGCGATTCCGGCGAGCTGGAACGGCATGTATTGGCATCCGTTCCCGGCGGGGATTTCAAGGTCGGCGGTGGTGGCCTTGGACGCGGCAAGGGTTTGCTCGCGGTTGGCGGCGTCCGGCACCGGCTGCCACCATTGGACAACCCATTGTCCGCCGTCGGCTTTGGTGATGGCGATGCCGGCGGATTTCAGGTCGGACTTGTAATCCGTCCACGCCCGCCAGAAGTCGGCCTCGGGCCGGGCGGTTCGCAGCAGGCGCGGGCCGTGCTTGGTGAACACCTCACGCGGCGCAGACCAGTCGGCAAGGGCTTCAATGAACGTGGTCATGGCGTCCTCCGCACGCGCCACACCGCCACGACCCGGCCATTGGCCTCGGGCCGTTGACTGGGCCGATACCCGACCCGCTCAATCCGTTTCTCGGCCTTGAGCTTGGCGAACAGCACGCCGTAGAGTTTCAGGTTGGCCGGTTGTTCCGTGACCAGTCCATGCACGTCGTCGGTGCTGAACTCGCATCCCCCGACCCGGGCGAGGACAACCGGAGCCTGTTCGTTAACCCAGGCGCGGTCTAGTAATGATAGTTGCGTTGGCATTGGTATTCGTAGTGTTCATCCGTGTTATTCTTTCAGCAGTGTTCCTTGCTCCGAGCGTTTGCCTCTTGGCGCATACTTTGGCGTTGGCGAGTAGTTGAGCTTGATGACTCCGGTCTCCGCAAGGCTCGCCGCCGCCTCCCGCATCTTGTCCAGTTCCTCTTTAATCGTTTCCGCCGGCGGTGGTTCCGGGCGTGGCAGCCTGAACTCGCCGCACGCTCGCTGGTTCACGTCCACTCGCGGGTAGCGCGTGAAGCCCGAGGCGAATACGGTGGGGGGGTATCGGTAGCACTCCCCCGGTGGCTGGAAATGCTGACATTGGCAGCATGTTTTCATGGGCGGATTTTGGTTCGGTTCGGTTTGCATGACAAGCATTAATTGCGGCTTCGAGACAAGCCGCGCTCGCGCGCTAACACCTCGGCCACGGTGTAGTTGGGCCGGAGCATTTGCGACGTGGACAGGTAGTTCAGGTTCAGCAACACCCCGTTGCGCATATCGCCTACCGGGATTGACAGGCGGTCGTGGAACATTCTGCCGCCGTAGCCGGTCACTCTCTGGCGCAGTTCCAGGGTCAGAACGGAGCGGTTCGGGCGTTGCCCGAGCCGGATGCCGCAGTCCGGCGCGGGCAGACGCACGAGGATGTCATCCAGCAGCACACCGCTTCGGCTGGCGACGGGCTGGCCGACGTATTCGACCAGCACGTTCCACAGCGGCAGGCGGATGCGGTTGTAGGCGTAGTTCAGGCAGTTGCGTTCCCAAACGCGCTGCTGGATTTGCGGCATGGCGGCAATCATGGCTCAGTACCCCTGCTGGATTGCGTACCGGCGCAGTTTCCGCATGTAGGTGTTGGCCTCGGCTTCGGCAACGCGCTTTGCGAGTTCCATTTCCTCGTAACCTGGCCTCGGCAGCAAAGCAATGAATCCAGACGCAAGATTTAATGACAAGAACAGAGTTTCTGCTTCGAAGGCGACTCGTTTAATCGTGTCAAAATCACTGCTATACTCAAGTACGACGCGGTACTCTGTCCAGTCGTGGCCACCGCAGATGAACACCTCAACCTTCCTCGGGTTCGACTTAGACGGTTTGTTGCACCAACCCAAATCGCAGCGTGCAATCGGCACATGCGAGCCGTGGGTTAGTCCGTTCATCTTCACCGCCATCTTGTAGATTTCAGCGTTGTCTAGTTCTCTTATTTTCATTGGTTCTCGTTTCCTTTCGTTCACTCGTTCGGTTTGTATTGGTTCACATACTGCCACAAGCGCAGGGCCGGGACAAACCCGTCATGGTACACCTCGCGCCAGTCCGTCTCATGCTCGCACCACCGCCACTTGCCAACCTCCTCAGGACTAGTCGAAATGTAGCAGTTGGCCGTGCGAATGGTCTTTCTGGCGTTGTCCCGCGCCAAAGCCGCCGCGTAGGCGGACAGTTGCATCACGTGGTCAGGCCAGGCTTTGGCCGGGAGACGCTTAGTCGTTTTCCAGTCCACGACTAATAGACCGTCCTGGGTTTCCAGTACCAGGTCTGTCATCCCAGCATAGCCGTCACCAACCAGCACCGTCTCGGTGGCGTGAACTCGGCCACGGCAGGACATGGACGCAATCGCCTCTCTGGCGTATTGGTAGGCCAGGTCGTCAACGACCGGCCCGCCGGACACACCCTCGGCGCAGGCCGCGTGTATCCGCGTGCCCAAGTCCGCCGCCGCGTCCCGCTCCTGCTCATGCACCTTCTCAACCGCTAAGACTCGGTGGACGAAGGCGTCATCCGCCTCGCCGTCGTTGCGCGGGGTGGTCATCACGGCCAGCACCGCTTGCTCGACCTGCCAGGCGAATAATTCCGGCTTGGCCAGCACGCGCAGGACAGTGGTCACACTCGGGAGCGCGTTGACCTTCCGTGCGTCCCGCAGCGTCACCGGGCGCATCTGTCCGGCCCGAGCTTTGTCGGCGTAGGGCACCTCGAAAAACGGTGTGCCGTCCGGCAGATACCAATGCGCCGATTGGTTCGTTGAAAGTCGTGCTACCGTGCTCATGCTACCTCCAGCGAGTTCAGGGTTATGCCCTTTGCCTTTCGCGTGACGTAGGCCACGACCTCGTTATGTTTGAGTGCCTCGGCGGACTTTCCGAGAGCGTCGTCAAATGTGTTCGCCCACACACCGCCAATCTTCACCCCGTAGAGTGTCCAAACGCCCTTCTTGCTCTGTCCGGTCTTGGTGGACACCGCCTCGAGTACTCCGCGCAGTTCCTCGCCAGCGTCAACTTCGGCCTCGGGCTCGCCCGATTCGCGCAATGAGAACCGTGCAATCCGCTCCGCCAGTTCCTTCATTTGCCGTACGGTTCCCGGGACGTGTTGCAGCGCAATAGACTCAATTTCATCATGCGCCCCGAGCATCCCGTTGACGCGGAAATAGGCCGTCACGGTGTCCCGATTCGCGCCTCCCACTCCGGCTTGCAGGGCGTCAATCATTTTGACGCGACTGGCGGCGGTTGCGGTCGGCTTCTCGACCGGCGCAACCGGCTTCTCGACCGGCGCAACCGGCTTCTCTAGCGGACGTTCGGGCAGGTCGTGTGGCATCTCCTCAGCCGGGGTTGCTTCGTATCCGGCCAACGACATAATGAACCCGAGCGGCATCCGCAGGCACTTGGCGGTTGCCCGCGTCTGCGCCATGCTCCGCAGCGCGTAGTCGTCGCGCTTCGCCCATGCGCTCTCTGTGCGCAGGCATTGGGCTTCTGCCGCACCAATGATTGCACCGCTGATGGTTCGGGCTTCCACCCGCGCTTCCCAGCCATGCTCGACTGGCCGTGACCACACCAGCACCGGGAATACCCCGAGCATGGAGCCGAGGAGTGTCCACGCCTCGCAGCGCGGGTACTCTTTGCCCTTGATATTCGACAACAGCCCTTGCTTGGCAACGACTTCTTTTAGCGCGGTTGCCATGCCGGTTGCACGCTCGATTATTTCTGTGGGCTCAGCCGTTCGGAACAGGCCGACCGGCGATTGTGGGATGGTGGCGACTGTGGTTTCCGGCCCCGCCACCGTGAGGGCCATTGTTTCGTTTTGCGTTGTCATTGTTTCGTTTTGCGTTGTCATTGTTTCAGTTTCGGTTAGGTTGCTTTTCTCCTCGGCTTTTGACAAGGAGAATCTTTAGCCCGTTTCCGGCGGGCCTTCTGGGACATAATCGGTTCAAACCAACGCCGGAGTTCCCGGCGCAGCTTGGCCCGGCTGTACTCGTCCGGGGCTTTGCGCATTTCCTCATTTCACCTCTCGCACTCTTATGGTATCTCCATATACATTGTCACTTACATACTCATAGCGTTCGATCACAAACGGGCGAACACCACCAGTAGGAGTTTCTGGTAGATCTTTGGCAAACTCTCTTGCCTCCCTTAGCTTCGTGAATGGCTTTGCATCCCACATATGTGAAGCATCGGGGCCATATCTAACAAACCATAAAATCTTGCCCCTACGTTTTAATTGTTTTATTTCCATTGTTTCCTCCTTCACACTGTTTGAAACACTCCAAGATATTCGCTTGCTTCTGTGATTTTATAGATTTTCAT